ATATAGGTAGGGAAGGGCTGGGCCAACTTGCTGGCCAGGAATCCAGGGGATGTAGGTGATCAGGCCAGAGGCATCATCAACTAGTCGCTTCGCTTTCGCAGTAATGTAGACGTGACGCTCAGGGATGTCCCTGAACTTGCGGGCATAGTCCAACATTATCTCAGCCATCTTACCATAAGCCTGTCTGGGGTCAGTTGACTCCTTCTGGAACTTGATAAGCAGAGCCTCAGCAATATCAGAGATAGAGTCAACACAGACTGTCTCAAATCCCTTGGCATCATCACTTGTGGTAAGGAATAAAAGGGCATCTGCCAAATCATTCTCATCACACACCTCAATAACAGGTATGTTCTCATCACTGAGGGACAATAGCCCATTCTCAGTAGATACGATAATGGGGTTGGGTGCTGTCTTACATAGGGTTGTTTTGCCAATGCCTGACTCTCCATAGCCCAGGCACTTGACAAACTTGGTTGCTTGTGCTGTGGTTGTTAATTTAATAGCCAACTTTAATCCTCCATTTGAATTTTTCTAATTGCTTTGAGGTAATAGGCATCTTTGATATTATACCTGTCCTCATATACTCCATGCCACAATTGGTTATATCCACAAGGGGTGCCATCATCTAAAAAACCTGAATAGAATATCACCCTGTGGACAGGATTTGTTAGGTGCATACGAACATCAACTACATAATAAGTGCGCTCTTTCCATCCACCCTCTGGTGGGTGTATTCCTTTCAGGTCACCCATTTCCTACTCCTTCACAGGTTTGACAGACAGGGAAGGGGCACCAGGCTTTGTGGTAACCGCTTGGTGTAAAAGGCTATCATCAGATAAGCCTTTGTAGTTCTTAGCCACCAGAGAAGGCTTTTGAACAACACAATCTCTCTCTTGCTGAGGTAGATCATTCCAGATTGACTCAAGCAACTCAGGGTCAAGGGTGGTGTTGATCTTACCTGTAGCAGCTACATCCAGCCCTTCCACAATAAGGTGCTTGACACCCTTCAACTTGCCATCCAGAACTTCCTTACAGATGTCCTGTCGCAACTCCATCTCATGGGTCTTGGCTGCAGCAAGCTTCAATGCAGCCTCCATCCAAGTGATGACTTTATCCTTATCCATTTTGCCTCCTTGCCCTATTTGGGCTCATTGTTTTAAAGTTTTGCGTTCAGTTTTAAAAAGTGGAGGGCTTTTCACCCACTCAGGTAGCTCTTTTATAGTTGGAGGCTACATCCAACTTGACCCACCTGTGCCGAGGCAGGCAGGCCACATCCCTCAGGAGGGATTACTTCTTTTTCTGGGCACCAGGAAGGTTCTCATCATCCTTGGCATCCTGGGCTTTCTTGGCCTCAGCTTCCTTCTTGGCCAACTCTTTCTCTTCAGCCTTGACCTTGTCATCAGCTACCTTCTGGATGGCCTTGCCAGGCTCATTGTCTTCCATCTTGGCCTTCTTGAAAGCGGCACGAAAGGCGCCATGATCACTCAACTGGATACGGTACTTGAGTTTGAAACCATAGTCAGTCTCTTCAGGGCACTCAGTGTCCTCAATATCAAAGCCATTGGCCTTAACCCTGGCCTGGACTTCATCCATGATCTCTTCAGTAGTACCATGAAGGAACATTGTCTGGGTAGCAGCAACCTCAGGAGAAGCAGCAACAGCCTTTACAGCGGCTACAGCCTCAACTGCTGGAGAGGTGACCTTGCCTTCCTTGTCACTGACTGCCTTCTTGGCCCGAACACCAGTGACAGCTTCGACAGCCTCGGTGGCCAGCTTTGCCTTGGTGGTGGAGCCAACACTTAACTTCGCCTCATTGCTCTTGATAACCATATTTGTAACTTTAGCCATTTGTAATTCCTCCACTACTCTTTTTAGGGCTGCTCGTCAACCCCACCGTTTTAATCATTATCAAAAAATCAGCCTTCAGTATAACCGATCTGGAAAGTAAAGTAAAGGTTTATTTTAATTTATTTTATGATTGCCTGTCCTGTGTGACTTACCGCTTGTTCGAGTCTTCCAATAATATCTATCATTGGTTTGTTGCCCACTGTGAGGACAGTTATTGTTAGGCCATTCCCTACCTGCTTGATCCCATCATTCAGTGATTTACCCAATTGCCTAACTAATTGCTCTTCATCCTCACTCTTATAAACTATGACCCTTGTTATTTTCATCCTGTCTCCTTTACCCTATTAATGCAACACTTGATTTCTTGCCAATACCCTTGTGGATATGAGCCTCTTTCCCTGCTTTTCGGCCAGCCTCTGAGTACCCTATTGACCTGCCCTTGGACTGGGTTGTGGCATTATTCTTCCTGTACTCGTTGAGGGCATTTTCTCGGTTATCTACAGGCACCAACCCATATTCCTGAATCTTGTCTTCCTTCATAGCTGTGAGCTCATTCATCTTATCCCAAACACCAAAAGCAAAGCCCATCATCCAGGCCACCTTCTCCTTCTCCTTGGGAGCCTTGCCACATTCTTCTCTGTATTGCTTTAGATAGCCCTTCCAAGCTGTTAGACGCTGTTCCATGAGGATGTTGATCATATACCTTGCCCCAATAATATCAGGCTTAAAACCAACATATACATTCTCCCCTCTATCGTGGGTTTGTTTGACTATATAGCCAACACCGTTGAAGCTGGTGACTATCTGGATAAGGGCTGAGTCATATTTGATGGGCTTGATTCTAGTCAGCACCTCTCTTTCCTCAGAGTGCTCCAGCTTTTGCTCTATGGCCTTGATCTCATACTTGGCCATGAGGTCTGCTGCCATAGCTCTAGCAGAATCTGCCTCTGGGGTATGGTCAGTCCCATCAGCTAGGGTTAAGAGCTTGATCACCTTGTCCATGATCTTCTTTTTGTCTAAATCTTTCATTTTGTCTCCTTGTTTAATTCATCTTCAAAAAGCCAATCACCATTCAGCTCCTTAATGATTACATGTTTGCCTTTGTGTGGCCCAGAATCCACTTCATAGCACCCTTCTTCACTGGTTCCTTTAATTGTGTATGAACCAGGTGGCAAATCATTGATCAACTCAATATCATCTGAAGGGATGCAGATTGAGCTTTTGTGACCATATTTAATGTAGGTTAGATTAACCATTTTGCCATCATATCCAGATATTGTGAATTTTGTATCAGGATAGTGCTTATGATATCCTGTTCCTGGTTTTATCTTGCACCTTTCCATCTTCAACTCCTTCTTCCTAAAGTTTGGCTTCTCAACAATGGACTCTTTGAGCCCATCATTCAACAGCCAAATTCTTCTGTTTAAGAGCTATTTGAACTGCTCCTCAAGGTCTAGGATGACCTCAGTCTCCCCACCATAAGGGACAAAGATTTCAACCAGCCCGTCAAACAGGGACTCAATCCCAAAGTTAACAGGTCTGGGCTCATCTTCTTCTCGGTAGTAAGGGTTCATATTGGTTTCAGTCATCTCACTCTCCTTACATCTTTGTCCTCTGTTGCTCTGATAAGATCAGCTGTTGGGCAGGTGCATTCTTTGATAAATTCACCATCTTTTCTTCTGCAACAATCCAATCCGCTTCTGTCAGCGTACATGCCAGAGCCAGATGGCTCTCCATCAAAGGTTATGTTCCTGCTCCCATTATAGCCTCCATCATCACTAAATGCGACTTCTTTACAACTCCATCGAAGTTTTGGGTGGTTCTTACAAGTTAATATTACATGTCTCATTTTGTCTCCTTGTAAAGCTCAACTGCCTTATTGGCTATTGCATTGATCAAGTCTTTTGTATCTAGCTCAAACCATTCTTTCCTGCCTTGTATCTCTAGCAGGACAGCTGGGTGGTATCCATGCTTATGATCATGGTTGACTGTCCCTACTTCTTGGCCATCTATTTTGATTATGCCATCTACTATGCTAACATCACTTTCAGCAATCTTAAATTCCATCATTAGCTCCTAAAGTATATGGCTGTAAATTATGGTTTCGTACCACGCCATAATTCGCTTGCTAGTGTCTTTCGAGACTCCAACACCTACTAGCCTACAAAAGATGTGGACCGGGTTGAGGTGGTGTCTGAGCTTATCTCTCGTGGTGAGTTTCACCTCTTCATCCTCCTTGCCCTATCCGCTAGGCCGTAGGTCAGATACATCGTGCCTACTCCATCAAGTTGATAATACATTGTAAAGTTCCATATCGTTGGGATAATTTCTGCCATGGTGTACCTCCTGAGGGTTTATGGCTCTTTAGTGTTGTACCAAATAGGTTGGTATTTTGGTTTTGGCTACTAGGCTGGCTACAAGGTTGGAAAAATCCCCATCAACCCTAAGTTCCTTGCCTAAAGAAGTTACAACAACCCCATCACTTGTGTATAAAGTGGCTACGGTGGTGCGCTTAATAACTAGGGTTTTGACGTAGTAAGTCTTGGTGGCTTTTTTCTCTACACCACCAAACTTCGTAGGGTCTATGATAATGGTGTATTTTTTCTTTCCCCACCTGCCTCTAAGCTCGGTGGCATGGGCTTCATCCTTAGCAAATATAATCGGGGTGTTGCTTTTTTCGTCTTTAGTCTTAGCCATTTTTGGCCTCCTGAGGGTGAAACTATTTAGTTACTTAATTACTCAACTGTCTATGAGTATATCGCCAGGTTTTAGGAAAGTAAAGGTATATTTTCAACTTATTTTTAAAATATCAGCTAACAGGTTGAAATCACATAAAAATATCACTTTACTTTTTTTATAAAATAGACTATATTAGACTTTTTAATCCCCTGCTATAAAGAAAACGAATAAAAACCTATTTGGAGGGAAAGATGTTTGAAACTGTTATGACTTTTAAAAAAGCAAAGCTAAAATTGAAAAAGATAGCAAAAGGAAAGTATTATAAATTAGGATATGATTTTTCAGAACACCAATTTAAAGATCATGATAATGCCATAGAGGTTAAGTGCTCTGTTTATATTCATGGACAGAGTATCCATTCAGGCAGAACTTGGGAAATTGCATTTTCTAAATTAAAATCTGCAATGTTTCCTAAGCCAGCCAAAGCACTAAACCCAAAACAAGCACCTGAATAAAGGAAAACAACTAATATGTTTAAAGCTAACTTCATGAGTCCATTGAAACGAGGTATTGCTACAAAGGAATTTACCACTACAGAAGGTGGCTGGGAGGTCACTGCTTCTTATCAGGCAGGTAAACGATTTACAGGGTTTTCAGTTGAATGTGATAACCTAGAGGATTTGTACAATTTCATTGATGAAAACCAAGAGACTCCAATATTCATGATTCACGGGGATTTTGTTGAAGGGATTGACTTGGAGGATATGGTCAGGCGCAAGAGAGCTAATGATGATGGAGAAGCTGTTACTGTAATAGATAGAGAGTTGAAGTGTTTTGCTCTGGATGTTGATGGATATAAAACAGATTTGAAGGGAATTGAAGCAATAGATGCTTTCATATTGAGGCATCTTCCAGAGGCTTTTCACCAGGCAGACTATATCTATCAGTTCAGTAGCTCTTATGGTTTAACTACTGATGACTTGAAGTGTCATATATTCTTCTGGTTAGATGAAGGTATCCATAACCTTGTACTGAAAGAATGGGCCAAAGCCTTTAATAAACAGAAGGGTTGGGGGAACATCATTGATGATTCTATCTATACCTGCTCTCAGCCACTGTATATACAGAAGAGGATATGTATTGGTGCAGATGACCCTATTGATGACTTCATAGGATTAATCAAGAAACAAGGCTCCCTACAATGGATTCCTTTAATCCCCACAGATAAAGGTAAAGGGAATATTCCTATAACTAACAAAAAAACACCCTACGACTTGGCTTCAGGGGTGGAAAAGATATTGACCAGTGAGAATTACCATCACGAGTTGAATTCATTAGCACTTTCCCTCATTAATAAGAGGGTGCCACCCTGGACTGTTAGGGAAATGCTTGAAGGTGCTATGAATGCAGCAAAGAGAGGTATTGATGGAGAAGGACAAGGTGCATATGAAGCCCTTAATAGGTGGCAAGAGAGATTTGATGATATCAAGCGAAGTGTAGACAGTGCTGTAGATATTGTAGGCAATCCTACTTTTGAAGAAGTGTTGGCTTGGGTGAGGGATACTGAAGAGGATGAAGTCCAAGCGGGATTTGCTGTAAGGTTGATGAAGCTAGATGCGATTGATCAGACAAATGCTGTAGGGGTTGTCGCCAATAAGCTGGGCATTGGAGTCAATCCTATAAAGAAGACAATATCAGTAGCAATACAGGAAGATGTTGACTTCAAAAGGGAAGAGGCCAGAAAGAAGCAGACACAAGAGAGGATAGCCCAAGGAGTTACAGAGATTGAGCTTTTGGCTACTGCTACCGGGGTTGCTGCCCGTAAAGCAGCCAAGACATTGGCATCTAGTAAAGGCCACCCTCAAGTATTTAATATGGGAAGTGGGCTTGTGTCTGTAGGAATGGGGAAGCCTAAAAGTATCAGACAAATGGCAAGGCTTGATGACTTAGGTCGGGACTATCCCGAAATGCCCATTATACAGATGTATAGTAAGCCCTTCTACAGTCTAGCAGGGAGGATGGAGAAGGACATTGTATTTGTTAATAAGGATGGTAATGATGTAGAGTGCTCACCAAGAGTATTGTACATGATTGGAGAAAGTGAGCACAGTCATTTTAGTCCTCTGACTGGTATTGTTGAACATCCTTTTGTAGACAACAATTGGGATGTAGTACAGACACCAGGATATAATCCCAGGACTGGACTTTTTACAGTTCTTCATAGGAAGTTAAAACTAACACCAATGGAGCCTAAAGATGCCTACAATTATCTTGCAGATGTTGTGTTCTCCGAATTCCCTTTTGCGACAGACCTTGATAAAGCTGTGGCTGTTTCTGCTCTCATTACGGCGATACAACGCCCTTCTATTACTGATGACTCTGGAATGCCTGGATTCGGAATTGTGTCTCCAGTGCAAAGCTCTGGTAAAACAACTTTGGCCCAGCTAATCTCTTATGCAGCCTTTAATCGACCAGCGGCTGCTTCTGATTGGAGTAGTGATGATGAGGAATTAGGCAAGTATATCTTAGCAATTTTACAGGAGGGTCATTCTTGTGTCTTATTTGATAACATCAGAGAAAACAGTAACATTATCTCATCCAGGCTTGCGAAGGCCATGTCTACAGATATCTATGGTGGAAGAAAACTTGGGGAAAATAAAACCATTGAAGTTCCTTCATCTGTCTTGTGGATGTTTACAGGAAATAACATTCACTTTATTGGAGATTTTGCCACTCGTGTATATCCAATAACGATTAATCCCAATATGGAACACCCTGACCAACGATACTTTACCAGAGAGAATATTGGTCAATGGGCTATGGATAACCGTAAAAAGATAATATCAGCTGTTATATCTATAGTAATGGGAGGAAAAGATCAGGAGGACATGAAAGGAGCAACCCGCTTCAAGCTCTGGGATAAGTTTGTCAGGAAGCCCATATATGCCGCTTGTGGATTAGATGTTAACGAGGCTGTTAACTCCAATAGAATGTCTGATCCAGCGGGACAGGGCAAGGCTATGTTACTGGAAGAATTGGTAGCTATATTCCAACATCAGCAATTCGACACCAAAGATGTTGTGTCCCACGCTTATGGAGAGTTCAATGCTGGGACTTCTCCATTGGGCCAAGCTATTGATGATTTGATGGGTATGAAGAAGAGCAAGAACACTATGAGTGTTGGTAGGTTTCTAAGTGGAATGGATGGGGCTGTATATGGAGATTACCAGTTGAATAAGAAAATGTCCAATAAAGCCTATTGGGAAGTTGGGAAGGTAAGATAGGAGGGTGAGATGAGCTATGACTGTGGAGTATGTGGAGTATGTGGCGGAGACTTAACAGGCGGTGGTGGGCCAGACTGTACTTGTAAGCCTGATCATTTAGAGGGTTTGCTAAGAGCTAAAGAGCTAGCAGTAACAGCACTGGAGAATTTGGCTTTTGAATTTGATAAGCTAGGAATGAGCCACTACAATGAAATGACTAGAGGTCTTGTGAAGTCTATTTCTGGAGCTACAATTATTGTAAAAGAGGTTATTGAGAAAAGGAGTAGTGACTGATGTCTGAAGAGAAAAGAATTGATGTATGTAGAGAATGTTCCAAGGAGATGTACTGGTCTGATGGGAATTGGTATGTCTGTAGTAATGAGGCCTGTATTAAGTATGTTAAAGATGAAGAGAAGGAGAAGGAGGATTGATATGTTCTGTGATAATTGTAAGAAACATATGGAAGGTGATGAGAAATTTGACAGCATTAAGATTGGAATTTCTGGTAGTATCATATTAGTTACAATGCTACAACCATCTAGTGCTGAGTGGTTTCTGTGTTCTGATTGTGTTATCAAAGAATTAGAGAAAGGAATACATATACATTATTCGACTTCTAAAGTCGAATGAAGTCTATTGTAGAGAGTTTTCTGAAATCTCCAATATTGATATTAGACATTGAAGTCGATTGGTGCTGGAGAAGTCGAATGAATAAAGTGCTGAAATTCTGTTATTTATCGACTATTTAGACCTTTTCGACTTTATTACTATCTAAGACAGAGAAAATATATATAAAAATAGTAAATAGTAAAAGTACTGTATATCCCTAGGGGTACCGAGGGTCGAAAGGTCTAAATAGTCTGGAAGTCGAAAAGAAGGTAAAATGGTTGAAATAACAAAGGAGAATACTGATGGATTTATTAGAGGGATTGAACAGTGCTATAAGTAACAGTAATGAGCTATTGAAGCATTACGAAAATCTGGGTCCATTTGGAACTTTTGGAGCTGGTCAAATTAAAAGAGATATAGCTGAAGCTGAGAAGGCTATTGATGAAGGTAACATTGTAGATATGATTACAATGTATGAAGCACTTCAAAGGCACCAATAGCGGAACACAGGAGAAAAGATAAATACCAGTAGCTTTTTCTGGAGAAATAGATTATAATGAAGACATTCATTACAAAACTGACTGGAGAATAGAGAATGAGTAATGGTGGTTACAGCGAGTTGATCAAGAGAGTTAAACCTGGTCGCCCTGCAATATTTGAAACTCCAGAAGATTTATGGGAGATGGCCTGTAACTATTTCACCTGGCAAGACCAACAATCAATGGATGAAGATAAGGGTGTAGGCTTTCAAGGAGTCTATGAAATCCAAAAGATTGAGCACGCCCTTCCCTACACCATCCAAGCATTAACCCTCTATTGTAATATATCAGATTCAACCTGGCATGACTACCGCAAGAAGCCTTCATTTATAGGGGTCACCAAAGAGATTGAAAAAACAATCTACTCCCAAAAATTCCAGGGAGCTTCCACAGGACGTTTTAATGCAAACATAATTGCTCGTGACCTGGGCCTGAAAGATAAGACTGATATCACCTCCAATGATGAGACTATCAGCACCAACGAGGTTACTGACCTGGAGTTAGCTCGCAAAATAGCATTTGGATTGAGAGCAGCTAAAGAGA